GGACCAATCTCGGCCATTGATGCGATAAATGATTTATCAGCCTCAGAAAAACCAGCGGTTAAAGGTATTCTTGACATTACCTCTTGTTCTTTTTTGTACTTAATAGCCATTTTAGAATATTCTTCATATGTCATATTCATGGCCTTTGCTTGGTCTGTCATATTTCTTCTCATTTCAGGTGATATTTTAAATTCACCCGTTTTAGAATTAAAATCAACCATTGATGCACTAGCTTTAAGTACAGTGTCTTGTAATGCACCCATATCACTTTGGGCCATATACATTAAACTATGAACATCCGTTAAACCCCCCATGTTTCCACCTAACATCTGTAAACTAGATGCCATTTCAATAGCACCTTCAGGATCAAATGCCTTATCAGCCACTTTAGCAGCTAATTCCATACCTATACCTACTCTTTGTGCTTGAATAGCCATATCGGTTAGTCCTTTTACACCATCTTTAAACCCATAAGCCTGTGCCTTAAAAATATTTTCAGAAACTGTTTTTGTTAAAGTAGACGCGTCTACACCATATGCCCTAGCATCTCTAAAAGTTTTTTCTAAGATTTGTCTTGTTTTTTCTTGACCGATACCCATTTGCATCATGTTACTATACATAGCACCAACCTCTTTAGCGGTAATACCCATGGCCTTAGATAACATAACCGCCCCTTTAACGTTTTCTGTGGTTATATTAACCATTTTTTTAGCTCCGTCGCTAATTGCCTCTATATAATCTTTAGTGTCTCCATAAGCAAAACCATATTCAAGCCCTTGTTTATAAACTTCAGTTAATGTTGTTTGTATTGTTTGTAGATTTGAGGTTAGTCCGTTAGCAACTTTAGTGTTTAAACTTTTCGCATTATCTTCTATTGTTAGGAAAAAATTATTAATTCTTGTTGGACTAAAGGCAGATTCATAAGATTCAAATAACTTATTTGAAAACTCGAAAGGCCCGACTTTACCTGCTGTGGGATTAAATGGGTCAGTTGTTTGTAACAAAAACATATTTTTTTATTTTATAAATAGTCATTTACTACCTTTTTCAAATTCTTTATATAACTTATCTATAAAAAACCTTCTTTCGTATGTTGGCATATTTTTAAGGTCAAAATAGGTGAAGTTACCATATTTTACCAAATAATACATTTCATCCAATAAATTTTTTTGATAATTAGAAGAAAGGGCGAAAAAATTCGACCCCAAAGGCAACATTCACAGTTACCATTTCTCCTGACGGGGCCATTACTTTTCTTTCGAGATTTAATTTTGGTTCACATTCTGCAATAAAGTTTCTTAGACTTTTTGAGTCCGCAATAGGCATCTGATTAATAAATTGAGATATTTGTCCTTTATCAGTTACACCATCCATTTCCACTATATGTGATTCTAATTTTTTGGTTACGACAGGTGCAACCATACCTGCAGGATAACTATTTGCAATTTTATCCAAAATTTGTTGTTCTCCGATAGATAATAATTTAACTAACACATTTTTACCCGTTTTTGGTAACGTATATGAAAAATAACCATTATCATCAGGTAAATTTTTTGGATCTATATAATTTATCTCATCTAATAAAACAGTGGCTTCAAAATCACTACCTGTTTTAGGGTCTGTTAATAAAAAATTATAATCGTACCCAAATGCGGTGTTTCTTAAAAAGATTAAGATTGCCTGAACGTCGCAATCAAGTAATTGGTCAACATTAAAACCAGGTTCATATATTTTTTGTCTTAATAATGTTTTAACAATTCCGTCTTTATTATTTTGAGACATTAAAACATTTTCATCATTTGCAGTTAAATAACCAACTTTAAGAGTTTCTTTTTTTGGTTTATAGAAAATACCTTTTGATGGTAATTTAATCACATCATGAGGTAAATTAAAATTTTGCTGTCCGTATTCTAATGATTCATCCATAGTTTTTATTTTAAAAATAATCTACTATTGTCTTATGTAAATAAAAAACCCACCTATAAAGGTGGGTTTAATAAAAAAAATATGTTTAAAAGATTAATAAACTAAAATACATCTATCAGGTTGTAATTTAAGTTCTACTGTCATGATATCATCATTAGTATAATTAACACTACCAAAACTAGCACTTGTTATTAAACATCCTTGTAAAATCCATTTCTCAACAGCAACACCTGTCGGGTCTAACATTTCTAAGTCACAATCTTTTTTGTAACCAGCAGCATAACCCATACGTCCTGTTACTGATTCAGCATGTAACCTTACCCACTCCATAGCTGCCTGTGCAGCTGATGGTCCGATTGGGTCACGTAATTTTACTGATATCTCACCCCATTTAAAACTACTTGAAACATATGTTTCAGTATTTAAAAATTTAATTTCTTTTTTGTCTATTGTAATACTTGGTCTTGATGCTTCTTGAACATACCAAGAATTGATACCTAAAGACGAAGGGAACGTAAATATAAACCTATTGGATCTTTTAGGTTCATACTGTATGGGCATTTTCATTAATAAATCAGCCATAGTTATTTGTTTTAATTTGTTTTATTTTTTATTATAAATATTTGTATTTATTTTTTTTTCTATTTACTTTAAATTATTTTTAAAATATTCTTATAATATAACCGGTTTTAATTAAACTTCTAGTTTTTCTCCTCCTTTAGTTAAATATGTTCTTACTGGTTTATCTTTATATTCACTAGATAAAAATTCTTTCATTTTTTCAATATTTCTTGGGTCGTCATCAGAAAACCCAATAAAAGGTATAATCTCATTATTTTCTACGTCATTTTTAAAATAAGCCTTTTCACCTATTTCTCTTGCCAAATCCTTACAATAAGATATAAATTCTCTCATCGCTTTAATTTTACCTTCTTCAGGATTGGCGGCACTTCCTTCCCCAAAACTAACAGGATAAAATCTACACATATCTAAATATTCCTGAATTATTTCTTTATCATTAACCTTTAAATCAAATGATTCACTAACAGGATTATCAGCTAAATTTCTATATTTTTTTAGATTCTCAACAAGAGTTTTACTATTCAATCCATTATGATTAGAAATAATATAATTATAAGTAGCCTCTTTTAATGTTTCAGGATTATGTCCTCTTGCTGTGATAATTGCAAAAATTGAACCTCCATTAATACATTCCACAAAATCGTTCCATGAAGGACCTGGACTTGCAACCATAGAGTCAATAATAAATTTTTTATCACCTTCAGTTCTAAAGTTTCTAAAAGGATTAGGTGCGTAACCAATAACCGTTGTCCCTTTATAATTAAAAGGTTCCACCCCTAGTTGGTGTCTGTGTTCTGCAAAATCTTCAGTACCCATACCAACCTCTTCTTCATTTTCAGTTAAAACCATAATTTGGGTTGGCATAAAACAAATATTATCGTCCCAATCAAAGGCGTAATATTTTGTATCAGGTTTACCTTCATCGTCAAACCCTTCAAAAATATTTCTTTTTTTTATTTCATTTAATATATGTCTTCTAATATTCATTTTTTAGATAATTTCAATAAAAGTTTTTCTAATTGTTCTTCAGTTAAAATGATATTTTGTTTTTTATAAGAAAAAGTTTTTTTGTTTTCAGATTTTAAACCCAAACTTTCGTTAACTAATTTTTTTTGTATTTTCATGACTTTTTATTTTATAAATATATAAATGGGGAATATTTCTACTCCCCATCTTTTAAAATTTATTTATTTTTTAAACATCATCAAAAGATGCTCCTGTTGGTGTAATAACAAACTCGATGTCAATATACTCTAACGCTCTTGTAGGTTTCAAATAAATTTTACCTGTTAACGTATTAGAATCTAAATCTTCAGGAGTGTTTGAAACAGTAACTCTAAAGTCAATTAAACCTCTATCTCTTCTGATTTGATCTAATATTGGGTTAACTGAGTCTAAGAAATCTTGTCTTACTTTATCGTCATTTTGTTCAAATAATAATCTAACTGCAACCGCCGAAATAAGTTTTCTTGCTTGTAGTAACAATCTTCTTACGTTAATTCTGTCAAGTGCCGATTCTTTAACTTGTAATGTTTTATTACCCCAAATTACAGTACCAACATCAGAGAAAGTGGCAATTGGATTGATTCTACCTTTATATAAAGTATCTCTGTCATCTTGTGTTAACTTTTTACGAGCTTTAATTGCGTTTACTAAACCTCTTGTGTAACCAGCGGATGCGAACCAAGGGAATGCGATGTTATCTGTTAAGGCTAAGTTTTTAACTACTTCCGCCGTTGGAGGTAAATAAATTTGAGTATTATTAACTGAATCTCTTGTTAAAACCCAAGGGTAATAAGTTGCGGTATAATTAGAATCAATACCAGTACCTTCTAAACTATCAACAGCTTCTTGAGGGAAAACTAAACCTTCACTAACATCAGTAAATGATGGTAAATAAAGATCAAAGTCAGGTGTTGTACAAATATATATTGAATCCGCTCTATCCGTTTCTACCATATCAACCGCTGTTTCAACTAAGTTTGAGTTATTTACGTAGTCAATACCTGGTGTTACAAAAATATTAATGTTTGTTGCTTCAGGATTTGCAAATGTTTGTTGACCCCATAAGTAAGCATAATAGTCAGTATTTGCCCAAACTTCTTGGTTAGGTCCTGTAATTTGTTTAAACGCTCCCCATCCTGTTGCCGTTGGGTATGTTATAGAAGCTTCCGCTCCATATTTATAACCTGATTGACCTAAAGCGTATGTATCTTCATTTGTTCTATATTCTCTATATATATCCCATCCGTCAAAACCACCATAAGGGTAAACAGTAAATTTACGTGTATTTAATTTGTAATATTCATTACTTGCATCTGTCGGTTCAGAATCAAAAGACGAAACCCCAACCTCAAATAATGATTGACCTGATGTTGGTGATGCTGATGGTACTGTTATAACACTAGCATTTACGTCCATGTGGAAACCTTTGGTAATATAACCCCAATCTGGTCCTGTTGTGTCTGTTCCTAAATTCGCTGGTAATCTTTTTCCTTTATATTCAAAGAAATCATAATCAATACCTGTAATGTTTGAAATACCTAAATACGCTCTTCTTGGATTTTCACCGTTTGAAATTACAGAATTATCACCTCCATTAGAAGAACCAAATGGTTCATTATAAATAACATCACCTGGTTTTAAATATTTTGTTTTATATACTAAAAACGGTGATGTTGCACTTGCATATTGTCTAAATACATAACCATCAAAACCACAAGGTAATGCGTCAGTTGGTGCTTCATCGCTCATCTCAATCATTACATATTTAGATTTTACTTGATATTCACCATTAGATGTTCCTATTTTGTTAGCAATATAATTATTTTGGTTTGGATCTAACGAACAGTTTGTGAAACTTTCAATAACTCTAACGCTATCATCAGTATCAAAAAAGTCTCTAACTAATACATCAAATGTTCTACTATTAAATGAAATGTTTGCAATTGATATTTTAACTAATCTATTTGCAGCATTACCATCTGAAATTAAAACAAACTTAAATAAATCATAAACTTTGTTACCTCTTAGTTCTGACACTAAATAAGGTGTTTTTGGTGTTTGATATTGTTCTAAATAGAATCCTATTGACTGTGTATCTAAAGATTTAGCACTATCTAACTCAATAAAGTCACAGTATAAACCTCTAACTTTACCTTGTCTGTATCCACTTAATAATAAACTAGAATATACTTCTTCAACAAATAAAGGTACTTGAGTTCTATCTTTTCCAAAATTACTTCTTCCAAATATTTTTGAAAGGTAATTAGAATTTGATGATTGTAATGATGTTTCAAAACTAAAAGTATCATTATCAAATGTTGTTCCTGTTACTAAGAAATTACCAAAAGGGTCTTTTGTGATACCTGAATAAATACCTGTACATACCATAGAAGCGTCTGATGTTGCTGAAACTTCATATCTCGGTCCTGCCTGTGTTGAACTATAATTAGTAATACCTCTAGATCTTAAAGTTGCAACTACTAAATCATCATAATCACTATATGGTGTACCTGAGTAAAGAGTTAAATAAACAGTACATGTTCCTGTAAATTGTGTTGAAGTTGTACCTGTACCTATCGCACTTAATGCCGTACCAAAACCATAACCTGCGTATGAACCAACGCTTTGTGTTTTTGTATAGTCAAATAATGCGTAATACCAAGGGTCGTTTGTTGATGCTGATAAATTAGCATTCGATAATAAAACGTTATCAACACCAAATGTTTCAGATGTTGCAGAAACCGCATTTGTAAATACAGATGTACCCGTTACTGAGTTAAAGGTACTACTACTTACAGTACCCCAAAATAAGGCTTCACCACCGGTCGCTCCCGAACCAAGAGTTGCAAAGTTATTTACTTCAGTAGATATAAAAGTTTGAAAATCAGCATTTAATGAAGAAGTTCCACCATTAAATGATGTATAATCATTATAAAAATCAGAATTAAGTACTGCTGGTGTTACTGAAGTAATTGTAATATTAGTACTTGCACCTGTTGTACCTGTAAATGTTACAGTACCTGATGTAACCCCTGTTGCTGCAATTGTTCCAGGATTTGGGTTTGCGATTGTTGTAATAGACCAAGAAGGTCCCGCATCGTAACCTGATAGACCAAGGATTCTTGTTACAAAAAGTTGGTTTGATTGACTTAAATATGATTTTGCAATATACGCAGCTTCATATTTAGGTATTTGAGTACCAACAAATTTTTCAGGAGAGGTACCGCCAAAATAAGTTTGGAACTCGTCAAAGTTTGTTATGAAAATAGGTTCAAATGCCGGTCCTTGTAGAGTTTCACCCACAAGTCCTAAAGTTGTTACACCTACACTTGAAGCCACAAAAGTTAAATCTCGTTCTGAGGTATAAACACCAGGAGAAACGAATACTTTGTTTGTTGAAGCCATTATTAATTAAAATTTATAAATTTATTTTATATATAAATACTAGATAAAAATGCAAAAAACTTTGATGCAATATAATTATTTAAGATGTAGGATATTTTTTTCTGCCTTTTTTCATACTAAACTATTTACTTTTAAATCATGAAAAAAATAAAGAATATAAAGATTTCTTTAGAGACACATAAAATACTTAAAGATTACTGTGATGAAAAAGGATTAAAGATTTATAAATTTTTAGAAACCTTAATAGTAAAAACTTGTCAAAAAGAAAAAGACATATATGGTGAATAGTTTTTAAGTAACAATATAAGCAACAGTTTTAATTGTGGATTCTTGAGTATTATCTATTTTAGTAACTGTTATTGTTA